GCGGTATTGAGCCAGCTTTCACCAACCAGGATCTGATCGAGCTCCAGCAGGTCAGCCACCGCCTGGGTGTTGCCAGGAGCGCCACGGAAGGTGCTGCTGATGCCGGTGTTGCCGGTGGTCGAGGGGGCCAGCGCCGCGGTGATTTTCGGGTGGTTGCGCAGAACGGTCCACGCAAGACGACCCATAATCAGCGTGTTCGGCCGCATCAGCATCCCATCCATGGCGCTTTGCATCGCCGTGTACGGGTCGCTGTTGGTGTAATCGCTCCACTGGCTGGTGCCCGACAACGTGGTGCGGTTAGCGGCTGGGTAGGTGCCAAGGGTGGTCACCAGGTCCGCCACACGCTTTTCGCGGTCCAGCGCGATCAGCTCAGTGATGCCCTCCACCGCACGCCCCACCGGGTCGTAACCAGGAGGCGCCGATGTCAGATCCTCATTCGGCACCAGATCATCCAGGCCATAATCCCGGACGAAACCGGCAACCTCAGTTGCGCCGAACTGAACCTCGTTCGGCATGCCCTTACGGCCCACCGCAGTCACCGGCAGGGTGAACATCTCATCGCGGTTGTACTGCAACCACTTGAATTCACGGGCCGGGACCGGAACGCGCGGCAACACCAGATCAGCGATATACGAGCGGTTGCTGTAAGCAAGCGCAATCGCCGTCAGCTGCTGCTGAATCGGAAATGGGAAATTCATGTTTGCCATGGTTCACCTCAGAGAGAACAAAATCAGATCGATCAACCCTGGAGCGAACCAGGTGCCAGGAGGATTGCCCCCAAGTCGCCAGACACGCCGCTCACAATGGCGACGCCCGCATAACGCACGTTGACGCCAGCGGCGGCCGTTGCGGTGATCGCACGGCCCACTGAATCAGACATCAGCAGCTGACCACGGGTCACGTTGCCGCCATACTCGACGGTGGCCACCTCCGTGTGAATCACATCGACGCGCTCGCCGGCTGCAGCGGCCAAATCCGACACGCCAATCAGCAGATCAGCGCCAGCGGCGCCCTGAATCACAGTGCGGTCGTCGCTGTCAAACTTCACCAGCCGACGGGCGGCGATAGCAGCCCCGGCGGTGTAGGCCTTCATGAGGCCTTCGTTGCGAATAGTCATGGGTTACCTCAGGCGGTGGCGAGTTGCTGCCGGGCCTGGGCCACGGCATCAGTGACAGAAAGCCGCTGACCATTGGCGGCGGCAGCATCAACCAGCTGGCGGGCCTTGGCGGCCAGCATGTGCGGGTCGATCTCGGTGGCTTCCGGTTCAGCAGCCGTATCAACCGGCGGATCGAACGCCACCGGCGCCGGCGCTTCGGCGGCCTGCGCTTCGGCCCGCTCCTTGCGGAGTGCATTCTCGGCCGCGACCACCGCCATGGCAGCCTCAGGGCCGCTGGTGTGGCCATCAGCCGCCAGCGCCTCGATCAGCGCCTCATGGCCTGGCATCGCCTGCGCACGGACCGCCGCAATGCGGTCGCGTTCGCCTACAGCACCCTCAGCACGCAGCACCGCCGCGGCCTCGGGATTCTCGGCAGCCCACTGGGCGGCCTGTTCATTCGGGTTCATAGAGTCATCCATAGAGGACGGAGCAGTGGCAATAAGGCGCTCCCGGTCGGTCGCGCTTTGGTTCAGGGTAGAAATCAACGTTTCTAGGTTACTGATTCCATCAGCCAGGCCAGCGTCAACCGCCTGCTGACCGATGAATATCCGCCCATCGGCCATATCCTCCAACACCTTCTCAGTGCTCACCCCACGATTCGCCGCTACATCAGCCACGAACAGCCCGTACAGATAATCCACCTGGTCTTGGATCGTTGCTCGACCCGTTTCCGTCAACGGCCCATACTGCGATGCTGCGCGCTTGTACTTCCCGGCCACAATCTCCGTGGTCTTGATTCCTAGTGCCTCCTCGCGCTTGCTCACGTCCGTATGGGTCGCCACCACTCCGATGCTGCCGACCTGCGCCGAACCTGAATCAAGCACCACCTGGTCAGCAGCTGAGGCGATCCAAACGGCCGCCGATGCCATCAGGCCCTCGACATACGCCACGGTGGGCTTCTTCCCCCTTGCGCTGCGCACCACCTCTGCAGCGCTCTGCGTGCCGGCCACACTGCCGCCCGGTGAATCAACCATCAGCACAATCGACCGGACCGCTGGATCCTCCAGCGCCTGCCGTACATCTCGCGCGAACAGCTCCGTAGACGTGCCGCCGCTCATGTTCGACATCAGATTCATCCGCTGCCCCAGCACACCACGCAGCGGGATCAATGCCGCGCCATCGCGCACCTCATAGCCCTGCGGTTCGTTGCCCAGCGGTCGACCCAGCCGCGCTTCAATCGCCGCTAAATCAGGCTCCTCCCCTTTCAACCGGGCGCAGTAAATCGCGTGGATCTCCTCCAGCCGGTCGGGCACAATCGCCCAGGGTTGATTCAGTACATCGAGAACAGTCATGATGTAATCCTATCAAGGTTGGCAGATTGGTCCTGATCCTCTGGACTGGGATCATCCTCGGCAGGATCATCCTCGGGATCAACCGGTGCCGGCACACCATCCGCCGCCGGTGCCATCAGCGGCGCCTGCAGGCCTGCTTCAACACGTTCTGATGCCTCCCGTGCACGCTGCCGGTGCTTCGCCTCCCAGTCGCCGCCGTCATACGCCACCGTCTCTTCCGCCAGCGTCGTCAGGCCAACATCAATCCGCTCGCGCGCGCCCTGCGCCTCTTTCAACGGATCCAGGGCCCCAGGGCCGTCGCCGCTCCACTGCGCACCGCACCATGCCGCACGGATGAACGGATCAGCAAAGAATCCTGGTGCACTGATCAGCCCATCCGCCACCGCTTCCGCCAACCACTCCTCATAGATCGGCTGGCAGAATCGCCGCGTCAGCCATGCACGCTCGATCTTCCACGACCGCCACGCATCCATCAGCGCAGCACGCGAGGCGCTATAGCTGCTGTTGAACTGCTTAGCGATCACCTCCTTCGGCAACCCCAGACCCATCGCCACCAGATTGAGCATTGCGCTGAAGAACGGGTCGAAATTCGGATTCAGCCGGCCTGGTGTAGGGCTGCTGATGCTTTCACCCGGCATCAAATTGATCACCTTCCCGCTATCCAGGTTTCCATCCCATCCACTCGCTGTCTTCAATACCTGCGCGCGTTCATCATCACTCAGAACATCCTGGAAAGCATTAGGATCCATCGTCGCGAACAATGCCATTGCTGCACTGTTCACCGCAGCATCTACCTCAGCATCGGAATACCGCGTTAGCTGCTTCACTGTTGCGATAATCGGCGCCAAAATCGGCCGGCCACGGGTCTGCATTGGCCGGTTCATCTTCTTCAAATGCAGCACATTCCGCCGGCCAGATGCTCCCCTGATGTCCACCGCCGTCCACCTCCGCGTCTTCCCCGGCACAATTCGCCCAGGATGATAGTTGCTGATATGCACCCGGTACGGCTCGCCATCCTCTCGACGCTCCACACCATCCGTCAGCGTTGACGTGTTCACTCGGTTGTCAGGATTGCTCACCCGATCTGCCTCGATCACCTGCACCGCCAGCCGAAACGGCCACCCTGATCGCCGCTTGTTCGCCAGCAGCGCAAACGCATCACCGCTGGTGTCGTGGCTTCGCAGAATCAGGTCCTGCAGTTCGTAGAAGTCAAGCTCACCGATCGCATCCGCGTACGTCGATGACGCCCACATCCTGAACCGACGCTCCACCATCGATTGCCACTCTGTCGCTTGGTCATCATCAAGCCCCAGCTCGTCCGCATCGATCCGGCTCTGCAGCGTCAGGCCTGTGCCGACCACATGGCTTGCCCGGGTCTGGATGGCACCCGTCGCCACCGGTGCCGTTCGCACCAGGTCACGGCTAAAAGCTCGCTCATCCGCTAGGTCATACTGCGCCGCTCCGTCGGCATCAAGCACCATCGGCCGCCAGCCCGCGAACCGCGTCTGGTTCGCCATTCCGCTGGTGCCCGTCATGCCCAACGCCATCGGCTGCCCCTGCGCCAGCCGGTTCAGCTCAGCTGCTGGGATCGACTTCGATCGGTTCTTCCGTCCCATCACCACCTCGGGGTAGGTGTCAACGACCGGCCGCGACCCGTCGTAGAGCTGCTGCTCAGCTCCTGCACCCGTCGATCCCACAACTCCACACCCGCTCGAACCTCCGCAATATCCGCGAACTTCATCACCCGATCACCGATCCGATATTCCTGCCGCGCCAGGATTGCAGCCTCCGCATCCAGGTAGAGCTGCAGTCGTGCTTCGGCGGTAGCGAGCGTGATTCCTGCCATAGCCACAGCTTAGCCGCGTAGGACCAGAAGAAAGGCCCCCCTTGCGGGGAGCCCTCCTAAACCAATCCCAGAACCGCCCGCGCATGGAAAACAACGGCGGACCTGGACTAGAAACCAGAACCACGAATGATCCTGACTTTAGATGCCACCCGGGAAGGGGTGACTCACGCATCTTACCCGAACCGGCCGCCACTCGACAACCTGCCCGTCTCCGCCTTCACCTGCCCCTCACGTCGACGCAACAGCTCCTCCGCCAGCTGCTCCCACATCGTCGCTCGGTTATACCGGCGCCGCACCAACTCCAGCATCGCCAGGCAATACACCAGCAGGTCGAGCGGTTCATTCCTCGCGCCGCTTGGCTTCTCCCACACCAGCAGCTGGAAACCTTTGACGTACTTCGGCACCAACCGCTCGCACGTCAACCCCTGCAAATACTCCTCCGTCCCATTCCGCCCGAACTGAATCGCCCCAGGGCCATCCTCCAGCTTCAGCCTCGCGTAGATCGTGCGCTTCAACCCATGACCTCCCACCTGGTACAACGTCACACCATTCCGCACCAACTTGTCCCGATAGTTCACATCCTTCTTGGATCCCTTCCCGATCGCTGGCGCCGCACGATCCGTCGAACCCTTGATCGCCACCACACCATCATTCACATGCCGCCTGCAGTATTCATACGCCTCATGGGTGAAATGGCCGCCCGTATCCACCGCCTGCCGCATCACCCGCAACGTCCCGCCACCCTCCACTGGGAACTCCGTCCCGCGTATCGCATTCACCTGCAACCACGGCCCGCCACGGTCCGGGTCACACTCCACGTTCTGCGCCGGGTCGCCCTCGATCTTCTGGTGCCACACCAGCCAGCTACGATCCCCCTCCCCAATCCCCCACACGCTCACCTCCAGCCAGGTGTCCTGCACGTCAACCGCTGACACCAGCAGCAGCACACCCGCCGGGCACCATCCCGTCTCGTACGGGTTGGCTGCTGCACGACCAAGCAACCCATCAGCGCTGACCTTCGCCAGCGCCTCGTCCTCCCATGCCTCCGCTGCCCGCTTGTTTACCCAGCCCTTCAACAGCAACGGATCGGCCTTGGCCCTTAAGAACTCGTCTCGGATCTGCTCCCAGCTCAACCACCCAGCCGGCGCATACCACCCCGGCAAATGGAACCCTGCCGTTCGTCCATCACCCCTTCCACCAGCACGCCACTGCCCGCCATTCAACATCGAGGTCTTGTGATGCTGCGCCACCCGTTCGCAACAGGCCGGGCACTGACACCACACCTCCCCATCCGGCCGGTCCCATTTCATATGCTCACGCCACCGCAGCACCTCCAAACTCCCGCAGCACGGCATCCTTACGTGATACCGGCGCTGGTCGCTTCGCTGCTCATACTCCCACGTAATCCGGCACGCTCCCCTCGTGCCCGGTGTGCTAGTCAGCAGCACCTTTGACATCGCAAACGTCGACGTTCGCGCTTCCGCATTCTCCAGCGGGTCGCCCTTGTCATCCGCCTCCATTGGGAAGCTGCTCACCTCATCCGCAAACAGATACGCCACCGGCATGCTCTGCAGTCCGCTGCCACTGTTCGCACCCGTCAGCACAAACAATCCGCCCGGATACTCTTTCAGGAACATCGTGTTCCCGCTGTCCCTGCTCCGCGCCGGTGGTATTAGTTCCGCCAACACCGGTGTTTCCCGCAGCATCGGGTCCAGCCGCTGGCGATTCATCCGCTTCACCATGTCCAACGTCGGCGCCACAATCAACATCGGCCCCGGCCACAGATGCACGCACGCACCCACCCAGTTCAGTCCCGCCTCGGTCTTCGCCATTTGGCTGCCGAACAGCAACACCACCCGCCGCACCGGGCTGCTGCGGCTCAGGCAATCCATCGGCTCCCGAAGATACGGTACCCGGCTCGTCCTCCAGGGCCCCGGCTCCGCGCTGCCCTTCTGGCTCAGAATTCGGTGCTTATCCGCCCACTCGC